CTGATCTCCCTTAACTAATAAATATCCACTTGGATGTAAAAAGAAAGTGTCTGGATGGTCTCTGACTAAAGCAAGAATTTGACCTCTTGTGAGGTCTTTATAGTCTATTCTTTGTGGCTGCTTTGACATTTTTTAATTATACCATTTACCCTTATAGTGCTCTACAAACAATGTCTGTCTGCAGTCCTTCTGAGTAGTTATGTTTTACAGATACTACTATAAAATTTTCTGTTCCAGATAGTCCTTGATAAACATATTTAATTGATACTATATCTCCTATTGAAATTAAAGGGTTTCCAAATATAGACATATTTACAACTTTACCTTTATTAACAACATTTGATTTTATCCAATTAGCAAGGTTTTTAACATCTTGCTCATTTTGTAACCAATTAGATTTAAATGTTACTGGCTCCTTGGTGTTAAATGTATTATTTGAATCTGTCTTATATACCAACTCTCCTGAACCACCAAGATTATTTCCATATAAAGAAAGACTTGATTCTGACCCATTTGCTAGTGGTATTGTTGTAGAAGTATTATTTAAAACATAAATCTCTGATCCAAAATTAGATACTTTTTGACCTACTATGCTGGCATACCTATTTAGTCCAGTACTCCATTTAATTGGATATCCTGGTGGCTCATTAAATCTAATTTTATTTCTGTATATTTCTCTAACAACTGTTCCGAATTCATCTAATGCGGTATCTCTTTTTTCAATTGAAGATATCTCATCTTCGGTATAATTTCCAGTATATGCTAAGTCTCCAAAAGATGTGTTAATTAAATCATTACTAAATTGTCCTTGATAAAAATTTAAATTCATTTCGCTATCTTCATATTGAAACTTTTCTATACTTTTTGCATAAGCATAATCAAATGAAACTTTTCCTCTACCGCACAATACGGCAACTTTGTTTGTTGGTGCCAATATTTGAGTTAAAACAAAGCTCTTGTTTGACCCATCAGTTTTTGTTGTGGTATCTACATAAGAAATTTTGTATCCATTTATAAATGCATCTATATATACTGATTTATTTTCTAGTTTTACTTTTATATCAACATTATATATTCTGCCACCGTAAATTCCCTCTATTGTAGACTCTGTTCTTGTTCCAATTTCTTTTAAGCTAGTAACATTATTTCCATTAAATTTTACAATTCTAACTGATTTTTTATCGCTAGAGGCTGCTGAACTGGTAGATTCTATAATAATATAGTATCCTACTTGAGCTAAATTATTTACAAAGAATCCGAATCCGCCCATTTGATTTGTATTATCTAAAGTATTATCCATTAAAATACTTGTTCCAAAAGAAAAATAGGATGCTGGGTATCGGTCTCCATCTATTTTAGAAACCTCTGCTGCAACTGGAACTACAACTGCTGGGAAGTCCCTGTATGCAACTGAATATTTTTTATTTTTATAATCAGATTCTGTTGCAGATAACGTTAGATATGATTTTGTTGCTTGAAACGATGTTGGTGTTGATGATAATGTTCCAATATTAGAATTATTTGTAGGCATTGTATAAATTTCTGATAACGTGTTTCCTTGATCAGAATTTTTATACGCTGTTACTGAAAATGTATAGGTTGCGCCAGATTCTAGGTTAGGTATAGTAAATGGGTCAGAGGTAAATGATAATGTATTTATTAGTGTGCCAGTATTTGAAAATATTTTTACTGAATAGGAAGTTGGTACATCTGTAAAGTTTGCATTATCTATATTTATTTCTACTGATGTTAGGGATAGAGCTTTTACCACTAAATTTTTTATAAATGTTAGTGTAGATACTGTAGCTGAAGATCCGTCAAATATTCCAGAGTCTCTAGGCATTTTGTGTCACCTGTACTCCCGTCCAAAAATATTGAGAAGATGCTGCTCCTTTTGGATTATGTTCTGCTGCTTTTGTTCCAAGAGCGCCTCTTGTTTTAATTCTATATACTCCATTTGGTTTAAGATATGTATCGGCACCATTTGTTTGTATAGATTGTTTACAAAGGTTTCTATATTTTTGAAGATCGCTGCTACTTTCTATCCAAATATTAACAAAATTTATTCCATTATTTAAAACTGTTCCGTTAAGCGCATCATCAATTACTGTATTTGTTATATCTTTTGGTATATATTGATATCCTATTGCATCGAATTCAAGAATTTCTGAATCTATTAAAAAATATCCATTAAAATTAAATCCAGATTGAAGTCTGCTATATCTATCTGGTGTCTGTAAATCTAGCGTTAGTTTATTAGCGGAGGACGTAAGTGGATCTTTTAGGCCACCAGCTATAAGGAAACTTGTTGGAGATTGCCAAAGTGGACCAGATGATCCTAAGTATGCAGAAGATATTGGAGTTGACCAATATACCAAAACTTCATTTGCTGAGGCTATGTCTTTTTGATTGAAATTAATTATATTAGGAAGCACACTCCCTTCTTTTTCATAATAAAAATTCCAGTCTTTTGTTGTTCTTCCATACATATAGTTTCTGCTATAGAATTGAAGAATATTATTTTCATCCATTACAGCGTTCATTTGTATATCTCTACAAAGTTCTTGTAAGCTATCCCATATTGTTTTAGACCCGTCGGTCCAAAAATAATTTATTACAGGAACAGATGAATCAGTGCTTGATGTTAAATTAAAATTATAATTAGTAAATCCAACAGAATCCAATAATCTTCTAATTACTGCAGTTGCTGGATAAGATTCACATAGCATGTCTGGGGCTGTTGTTTCCATTAAATATTTTGCGCTATCCAATGCAACAATAGATACGTCTCCATAATCAAGAATATTCCAGCTATCTACATAATAATGTCCTTGAGAAATCTTATCGTACTTTTTAGATCCCTCAGTAATTGCTCCATTAGAATGATATATTTTAAAATATGGATAAAGTTTTACATTTTTATTAATATATCTCAATGAGCTATCTAATGCCTGTGTTCTATTGTATGACTTATATTGCATAGATGATTGATTATATTTTGCTAAATTTAAAGATAAACTATTGGCTGTAATTTTTCCTACTGGTAATATGTCTTCTGAGCTAGATGAAGATTCTTTATTTACTTCAAAAGAAACTACATCGTCCGATATATCTTTTATCCATTTAGCAGATAATTCAATTACTCCAATAACTTTTGTAGTACCAGCACTTGGTGTTGTTAAAGTAATAGACTTGATTGATATTGGTTCTGCATACACTAGTGGTTCTTGCATTGCAGAAGCTGACCATGATGTTCCATTATAATTTAAAGTTATTAATCCGTCTGACGGCATTGTTAATGCGTTAGCTATTGTTATTTCAGTATTATCTGACTTGACTGCAGTAATAGTATATGTAGCAGGAAGACTATGGTTTTTTTCAAATTTTGCTACTATTTGATTTGTTAAAGCATATAGTGTTCCAGATGGTGTATAATTAATTTTAATATTTACTCCAGTATTTTTAGGAGTAACCCAATACTTATAAAATGTATCTACACCTGGATAATATATTCTTGGTTGTGTTGTTGGATATAAAACTGTTCTGTACGGAGAAAATGATTGAGGTAAAGTGTCTCCAAGAATTGTTAAATAATATTTAATTCCAGGATCTGCTGGCCTGAATGGCCTAATAATAGAGTCTACTGGAAACAACTTCTTATATGGATTTGGACGGTATGCTGGCCATGCTGGTGTTGCGTCAAGTGGATCAATAATTTGTCCAGTATAAACTGAATCTAGTATGTTAGTTTCTGCTGTTACGGCATCTATCATTTCATTCATATTATATTCAATATAACAACCAGCCTTAATTTCTATGCTTGTATTATTATTAAATACATTTTTTAAATTTTGTGATGCCGAAATCATTTTAGACCTCTACCAAAGTCATTGACACAGACCAAAAAGGCTGAAGTCCTCTTTTCAATACTGTGAAGTTACAACTACCAAATACTACAGTATACTCTTCATATTTATCAGAGACCGTTTCTTGATTAGTTCCATCTTTTGCTAAATTAACTCTTATATTAAATGAGCCCTGTCCCTGAGTGCTTGCATAAAATGATCTTAAGTCTTCCGCTCCCCAAGCACCATCAACTGTTAATGTTCTATATGATGGAAGCATGTCCCATGATAAACTAAATGTTTTTTTATCTGCTACAAAGAATTTTCTAAGTGTGCCATTTCCCATTCTTTGTTGTTTTTCTATACGCTCTGTTGATATATCAAATTGACTTCTATTATGTTCGGTAACTTTGTTATATTTTAAAGTTCCATCTCCACCATTTGCAGATGAATCATAACCTTGAATTTGAAGAATAGATCCTCTTGGCATATGTACTACTGTCATATTACTCTATTCCTTCCCATAGTTATTTCACGCATTCTCATTTCATTATGAATTGCTCTTGCTACATCATTAGCATCTAAATTAGACCCATTAAGTGTAACATTTATATTATATAAAGAGTTAGAAGATTTTGATCCAACCGATCCGCCCATATTATAATTTACTCTTCCGCCCATACTCATTCTAGGAATATCATATTTAGTAGCCAATCCGCCAGCTGCCATTCTATTAATTCTATCTAATGTAGGGGTTCCTATCGCTTGAACTGCTGCTGCTCTTATTACATACTCACCATTTGAAAGCATTGCTGGGATCGAGTCAGAAGTTCCAGTGCCAGCCCCTCTAATAAAACCACCAGTTGCTTTTGATGCTCTTGATTCATCACGAGTGAATGGAACAACATCAGTGGTTCCCCAGTATTGATTGTTTCTAACAATTTTATATTTTTTACCATCAGAAGCAGTAAATACAGTTCCTACTTTTGTATCTACTTTATTTGTTACTAAAGTGCTGGTTTCTATGCTTCCATTTTTAATATCTAATTTTCCAGAACCTGTGCTTCCAGGCTTAAGTGCTTCTAAAATTCCTTTTAGGTATTCGTTACTCTTGCTAATTCCAGCAGCAACCACATTTGTTTCTACATTTTTCATTAATGCTGATTGCAGTGCATTTCCAGCAGTTGTTCCACTTAAATTAGTTACTGTGTTTCCACGATCTTCACGAGTAATATAGCTAGAAGTTACTCCAGTTGGATTGATGGTTTTTAGATATTCTCTACCTTGTGCAGTCATTCCTAAAGACTTTGAAAGATCATTAAATCTTCTTAGATGCTCTTCAGTTGGTGTACCACCAGCTAATGCTACATCTTTAAATAATTGATTAATTTGATTATATGCATCTTCATATGGAGACTTCTTGGCTACTGGGGTGGTTTGTGACTGGACAGATGCTTTTCTATTTAATACATCTATTTGAGCTTGTAAGGCATCTATTTTCTTTTGAGCTGCATCATCTATTGCATTTTCAGCAGCCTTTAATTGTTGTTGTCCAACTAGTCTTTGAATATTTATTTGAGCTTGTGCAGCAGAAGACATATCTCCAGCAGCTAAAGCATTTTGATAATTTAATTGCTCTTGTTGTATTTGAAGTTTAACATCTTCAATTTGCTGTTGATCTTGAAGTGCTTTCTTTCTAGCATCGGCTTCTTTTTTAATTTGAGCAATTTGTTTTTCTTTTAATGAAATTTGTTGCTCTATATTTGCAACAATAGATTTTTGAGCTGCATTTTGTTTTTTATTAAATGCATCTATATCTTTTGCCATTTTGCCAGTAATAGAATTTGACTGAGCTTCTTTGGATGATACATTTCCTATTTTATTAAAATACTCACCTATTTTAGTTGCATACTCTGCTAATTCAGCTAATTGTTTACTATTTAAATTAGATATATCTTGAGTTATGCCAGCTAAATAAATTCTCCATTTACTATATGAGTCTCCAATGCTATCTGAGACATCTAGTATTTTTGCTAGTTCTGGGTACTGTTTTCCTAATTCATTTATTTGTTCTTGACTAATCTTAACATTTGCACTTCCTGATTTATTTATTAAATCTAATTGTTGTTTAAATGTATATGACTTAGTAGTAGACTTTTCAATTACTGAATCCATGGATGTAAATGATTGCAGTAATCCACCAACAAAATCTTTATTATTTTTTTGATACGATAATGTATTTAGCATAGAAGTAATTGCTGAATTTACATCAGTAATTCCCTTTATTCCTTCGCTACCTAGTACGGCTTGTAGCATTCCACCCTTACCACCTAATTGCATTAATGCTGCTATTTTTTCATTTGCCTTATATGCAGCATCACCAGCTGCAACAAATTGTGCCTTTAGTCCAGTAGCAATATCAACTAATTTATTATCTGGTGTTTGTTTAAATAATTTTACCAATTCAGGACTTGTAGATTTTAGGGTTTCTTTTAATTTTTCAAATTCTTTTATTGTTGTCACAACACCGCTTATTCCAGCAGTTGTAAGTTGTGCGTGAAGTAATTCTGAAACAGCTTTTGTGTTTTCTATAGACTTTTGAACTTCCTTTATTTTTGAATCAAAGTCTTGTATAGGTTTTACTCCACCCGAAAATGCAAGTCGATTTATTTTTGCTGCTTCTTCTGAATTCTTTTTTAATTTAAGGAGTCCAGCAGTTACTCCAACAATTGCTGCTCCAGCCATTACATATGGATTTGCCATCAATGGTCCAAGTTTTCCAAATATAGAAGCAGTTGCTTTTCCTTGACTATTAACAGACATTAATTTTCTTATTAATGAATCTGCTGCCACTGAAGCAAGCATTCCGCCTGCAATGCTTCCAAAACCTCCACCAACCTTTTGTCCTAATGTTGCACCACCAGTAAATGCTAATGATCCTCCGATCATTCCAGCAATTCCAGCACCACGACGCATGCCCATTGATTGTTGAGTTTGTTCCATACTTCCTAATGAGTATGATCCTGCATCTGGAAATAGTATTCTTGGAGTATTGGTTACTGGTACTTGACCACCATCTTGATATCCTGGAACTAGTCCACCTTTATTAAAGCCTAATACAGAATTATTATTTGATGATGAATTTAATACGGATCCAAGTAAGGCAGCTCCAGCTCCAAGACCAGCAATTCTTGTATAATTATGGAAATATCTTCCATTACTCATTTTTTGTGGTGGAGTATATATATTAGTTTTAATTTTTGGAAACATTGCTGCTACTTCTTTAGTTACTGCTGGCATTTTCTTTTTAGCAACAATAGAAGCAATTAATGTTGAGGCTTTAGTAGTGGCTTTAGGAAATATTCTTTGTTGATTTCTAGAACCTTTTCCTGGTCTTATAACTCTAGCCTCACCAGGTGCTTTTAATATATTAAACTTTGATTTTAATGTTGGATATTTTTTTGAAATTAATGAATCAAGTTCATCTCCTAAAACTGAAGATTTTACTTTATTTTCTCCAGATTTATCAGATAAGAATATTCTACCATTTTCTTGTTCTTTTTTTAATTTATTTATAAAAGCATCATCAATATCTTGCACAAAAGATGCTCTATCTTGTTCTGCTATACCTAAATCAGCCATTAGTGCTTCGTATGCAATTAATGGGTCATGTTTTACTCTAACACGTTTTCCAGATCTATCTTTAACAGACACTGTTTTTCCAGATAAATAATCAATTGCTGTTTTTAATGAAAGATTTCCGCTATTTGTCCCTTGATTAAAAAATGAATGAAATGCGGCAAACAAAGATGAATTTATTCTTGTATTTGGATTGCTTTGTTGTTCTGGGCTTAATCCAAAACCTATTGAAGCTATTCTTTGTTGTGCTGGAGAAAGGTCAGAAAAATATGTTGTTTCAGTTAAATGAGCAAGCTCTCTACCTTTATATCTACTTCTAACTTCGCTTGAGCTTCCAAGCTCATAATTTGGACCATTTGATCCTCTATTATTATTCATTGCTCTTAATAATGGAAGATTTTTTCTTGTTGCTTCTGCATTTACAACAAACTCTCCAGGTGTAAGCATAGCGGGAACAGAGTCTGTATTTCCAACGCCTGGTACTGTTCCACCTGTTGCAAATTTCTTAGGAATGGTAGTTTCAATTGAATATCCACCACCATATGTCTTAACTCCAGTAGCTCTAGCAATAGCATCCATCATCTTTTTAGATGCTCTACCTTCTCTAAACAATGCTCTTAAATTTGATTTACCAGCTTTATCAACAACAGATTCACCAGTTAATGGTACTGTTGTTAAATTAGCTGTACGACCCATTTGCTGAGCCATCATTGCTGTTGTTGCAGCCATGTCTGCTTCTAACTGTGCATTGATAGCTATAATTTTTGCTTGTGCCTGATCTATTCTTAATTGTCCCATTTGAGCTTGCTGTACAATTTGTGCAGACTTCATTACAGCATTATCAATAACTCCAGTCATAGCTGGTAGTATGGTTGAATAACTACTTAAAAATTCTTGACTTATTGTTCCTGTTGTATAAATTTCTTTCTTTAATTGTGCAACCTCTTGCTTTGTTTGCATAGAAAGAGTTGCCATTAAGCTGTGCCATTTTGCTGCCTCGCCAGCAACTATACCAGTTGAGACTCCTTTAATAGTTGTAAGTCCAGGAACATTTGGCATATCTTGATATGAAAATATTTGAGGATTTTTTCCAATTGCTTGATTAACAGGAATTGGATTTGGTGTTACAGAATGAATTGTTTGTAAACTTCTTTGAGCTTGATTCATTAATCCAACTGGATTTCCATGAGCTGCTGCTCGTTCATCTATCCCACCAATTAAACTATGACCTACATTTGCTTTTCTTGGAGTTCTATCAAGAGTAATTGGTGTTCCTTGTAATGTTGAAACTACTGGATTTGTTGCAATCATTGCATTAGATGCATCTGCTGCTAGTCTAGTGTAAGAAGCAGATAGTCTTTGAATTGCTTGATTTAATATATCAGATGCTTTTGCGTCGCTATAGAATGTTTGCTCTACAAGTCCACCTGCTTTATTGGCCGCAAGAATTTCTGGAGTTAGTAGTTTCCATCCTTCTCCGCCTTTTGTTAATGCCCTCATATGAGAAACACCCTTGATAATATATCCAAAGAAGTTTCCAAGCACACCAGTTAACATAATCATTGGACCAGCAAGAGCAGTAAGTCCACCAAATAATCCTAATACTGTTTTAACTGGGCCAGGCAACTTATTAACAAATTTTAATACAGCGTCAACAGCATTAATTATATAAGTATTAATGGTTAAGAACTGCTCTCCAACTCCAGCAAGATCTGCTTTTAATCCTTCTAATGCTCTGCGATATTTACCTGAAGCAGACTCTGTAACCATACTTAATTCTCGACCAGCAATATTTGCTAAATCTTGAGAACTTGCCTTCATCAAATCTAAAACTTGTAATGTCTGGCTTCCTTGTCTTCCAAGATTCTCAAATAAAGCATTCATACGAGCAAATTGGAATTTACCAAACAATTGCTCTAAAGCTTGTTGCTTTTGTAGTGGATCTAGTCTATCTAATGCGGACTGTAGTGCTAATAATGTTTCAGTTGTATTACCAGCATTCTTCTGAACAATATCTGTTAGGGATATTCCAAATCCAGCAAACATATCTTTTGCAACTTTTGTTGGATTAATTAAAGATGCTAATCCTGATTTTAATGCGTTAGCACCCTCTGATGCACTAACACCGCCTTCACGCATAGCTGTTAAATACAAAGCTAAATCTTGTACGTCTCCACCAAGACCTTTAATAATAGGGCCAGCCTTTGGAATTGCCTCTACTAAGTCATTAAGAGTTGTAGATGTTTGGTTTTCCACTGCGTTTAAAAAGTTAATTGACTCTGCTAATTCTTCTGTATTTGATTTAAATGCAGACTGTATTGCAAGTGTTGCTTTCATTGCATCTTGTCTATCTACTTCACCAAGTACTGCAAGACGTGTTGTTTCTCTAATTGATCCTAGTAATTCATTTCCTTGTTTTCCAGTAGCAGCAATATCTGCACCCAATGCAATCGTTTCTTTAAATGATGCTCCGTATGCTTTTGATAACTCTGTTGCTGTTTTAGTAACATCTTCTCTAACTTTACCCAACTCTTTTGCAGATGTTGCAGCAAGACCTCCATATACCTTTGTTAATCTTGTTAACTCTTGATCTGCTGCTCTAAAAGCATCTGCTGACGCTTTACCAAATGCTGCTAATGGTAATGTTAAACCAACTGTTAATTGACGACCAGCCCACTGAGTATTTTTACCCCAATTAATTAATGAGTTTGCACCTTCTTGAACTACCTTATTCATAATTTGTAGTTCTTGTCTTGCCAATGCAGATTTATTTTTTACTTTATCTAAACCTGCTGGAATATGGACATTATATTGCATCAAACCTTCAGCATTTTTGCCTAATGGTTGTAAAATAGCATTTTGTAACTGAACCTGTTGTTGAGCTAGTTGTCTTACTAATCCGCCACTTGTTTTAATATGAGTTTGATATATTTGGGCAAATTGTTTTAATTTAATTTGACCTTTATCTAATTGTGATCCAAATTTATCTACATCTGACGTAAGATTTACGAAGTGTGTAGAGAATTGTCCAGTACTTCGCATTGTTTCTGCGAAAGAACGATTCATCACATTTACTTGTGATGACAAGTTTTTATTAGTTGCGTTTAACTTTGCCTGAAGATTAGTTAAGGCTGAAGATACCTTATTGAGATCTGCAATAAGATTTGAAAAGTCGGACTTAGCGACTATATTCGTTACTATTTGTTCTTCAGCCATTTACTATAATTTTACTCCTTAGAGTATCCTAAACCTGCTCCTACTCCGAATCCAGCTTCTTTAGCAAATTGTCCTTGAAGTGAAACTACATCATCTCCACTAACATTTACGCCTAATGCTTTTCTTCGTATATCGTCAAAGGTTGGACCTTCTTTTTCTTCTTCTCCATCTAAGTTTACTCCTTGAAGAGATGCTAAGAATTTTCTTTTCTCATCTTCAGTCTTTTGCATTGACTTAAATGTTTGTATCAGTTCTGGCATTGAGAGGCTTTCTTCTAGATCTTCGTAATTTTTCCAATTACCTAAAAGAAAAACTTCTCCTAATAAAGCGGCTAAATCTAGTTCTGCCCAGCCAGAACCGCTGCCGCTAGAAGGTTTGGGTCGTCAAGTTTAATTCCACCACATACTTCTAGAATGCGATTAATAGTTGGCATATCTAATGCATCTTCTAGTTTATCTTTATCTGCTACCAATTCTGGTACTTGTGATTCAATTGCAATTCCGCATGCTGTAATTAGAATTGTAAGTGTTTCATCTTCAGTTTTTGAGTCTTCAGTTTTTTTAATTTCTGTCATGAACTTTCTTAAGGCTTTAATAGTCAAAGGCTTAAGCTTAATCTTTGAGCCATTTTGAAGTTCAATTTCTTCTACGTCGTATACTGTTGTAGCCAATTTATCCTCCTAGGATTGTCTTAATTATTATAACAAATTGATACTAATAAGACAAATAGAAAACCCCCAAATTAATGGGGGTTTCTATAATTTAAATTAAATTAAATTTATGCTACCAATACACGGTCAATAATCTTGCCGTATTCTGAGCCAGAGTAGTTAGCATCTGGTAGAAGACGGAATGTTACTGGGAATGTAGTTGGAGTTGTACGAGCAAGAGAGAATTGTGACTGTTGTACAGACAATACTCGACGTGCATAATATACACGCTCTGATGCTGTTGAATTAGCAGTTGGAGCTTGTCCTACTGCAATTAATTGACGCTCTGTTGGAGCTGCACCTAGAGAACCTGCCTCAAGTCCTAGAATATCTTTTTGTGATGTTCCAGTTCCTGTGGTTGTTAAAGATGATGCATTTTGTCCGAATACAGCTACGATATTTTCTAGTGTGCCTTCAGACATTTCTGTCATAATCATAACTTCCATTGCAGACTTGAACAGCTTAGCTGTATCAAGTAATTGGTCTACTGTTACTGAATCGTATGTTGGGTTGTATGTAATTTGAAGACCGTTGTTAGTAAAACCAACGTTGCGATATCCAAACTTTCCAGCCTCTTGATCAACAGCATTTAAAGATGTGGTGTATGATGTACCTGTTGCAAAAGCTGGTACTCCTACTGTTCCAGATCCTGAAGCAATTGCTACGCCTGCTTCTGCGTTTGCGATATAATCTGAGTCATTTACGTCGATTGTTGATAAAAACAATGGTGACGCACCAACAAGAATATTTTTTGCATTACCTACGGATTGTGCCATAGTATTTGTTACCTCCTGTGTTTTAAACTATATATATATATTTTTTAAAACCAAAGCTGGCTAGGCTTCTTTCCTCATAGCCTATGATACGGCATTATGAGGCCTAAAGCAATTATAGAAATCGGCCAGTATTGTCTGTTATTCTTGAATATTTAACCTCTAGGGTTACGTCTGTTGAAAAAAAGCCTTGCATTTCCTCTGATGGGGCGGTTGGGGAAATGTCAGCTATAAATATACTATGGAATTTAATCTTTGGATCCCTATACTCATAATTATTTAGATCTCTAGCGGAGTCATCCATTCGCCTAAATAGATCTGTCATAAAATTTCTTACCTTATTAATTTCAATTATATTTGTAGAGTATATGGTAAATAGTATTTGTTCACAGCATATCAGCCAGTTATCCTCGTATGACATTCCTATTTTGTCGTATATTAAATGAGTTTTACCACTTAAAAAATGACTCATATCTGGGGACTGCTGCACTGGAAGTATGGGTGATATGACCTTTCCTAAATTATCACTATAATAATCATCTGGGTCTAATATGTTATTATCTATAATTTCTTGCCATAAATATTGACGTAGTTCGAACATTGCATCAATTGAATATGATGTCATAATATTGATCCTCCAAATGCAGATGTAAGTGCTGAGTCTGCCATGTTTTTAATAGCATTAGGTGAAAATGAATATTGCACCTTTTTAATAGGAGCAGGCACTTTCAATGCTTTTGTAATTTCAGAATTAAATATTTGTGCAAATCCAGATTTTTTAATAGATTGATTTACAAGGTCACTACTAAACCATCTGCTATATTGTGATTTAAATTGATTCTTTACACCAGGTCCTCCAGGCCTTTGAACGGTCACAGAGGCCCCTATTGGCATAAATACTGTATTACCATTAGATTCAAATACAAGGCGCTTAGAATGGCGTGGAGCAATTTTTAGAGGCATTCCAGCCTCCATGATAGAAGCCTTTGATATGAATACGTGTTTACGTTTTCCTTTTTCTGTTGGAACAAATGATTTTGATGGTTTAAATTCATAATTTATTTTAAATGAAATACTGTCCCCAGGTATAGATGTAAGTTTAAATAATCGTGCATTCTTATTTCCAACCTTTTTCCATTCATATACATGGTGAAGAGATTTAGGTTTAGATCTAGCTTGAGCATCTACATATAGACCAAAATCTTTTTCTATTTGAGTAAATATAATTTTTTTAAATGTATTTTTAAATTTTTTGCTATTCTCTAATTTGGCAAGAACATTTGCTTGATAATATAAAATTGCTGAAATTTGCGCCACGTTGCTATCTTGTATTGTTGGATCTGGATTCTTGTTATACATCATTCTTTCTAGGCCAGATGCAGCCTGGAGTAACATTACACTAGAGGCCAATTTGTTGATTCTCCGATCTCTTTAGTGTTGAGCTATATCCAATAACTCTACCAAACGGATCTGTTATTGGAGTTGTTCCAGTAACTTCAAATACTGTCGGAGTCTCTGTCGGGAAGTCAAGCTCTGTCCAGATAAGATTATTGCTGCTATCTCTAATATTTGTTACCTTTTCTCTTATAGTAACTCTCTCAATAGTTCTTATTTGAACAACCTGATCATTCGTATATTTATTGCTAAATGATTGTTTATCACTAGATCTAGTCGTAGCTGAGTTTGTAATGACACCCTTTGCATGACAATCTACAGTTTTATAGTAATTCCATTCTTTAACCAATGCACCAGTATATTCACTCTGTGTTTCAGATTGTCTATATACGTCCATTTTCATAGACAGAATTGAGTCTATGAGAGAATACATTTATATCACAACCATTTGATTTAAGACATATGGAGAAAGAAGTTTATCTGCATAAGCACAGCCAGTACCGCTATTGATTGCTGAGGTGTACTCAAACTTCCAATCAAATGTTGAAACATTTTTTACATATTGATCTTTCCATATTCTATCTTTATCAAAAAAGTGACCCATTAATTGTATGCATGCTTGTTCTACTGCGTCTGGTACTCTGTCCCAACCATATCTACCTTGTACTTTATATACATAGTCTTTAACAAATGCTCCATTGTATGAATCATTAATTGATGGGGGTATAAGTCCATTTGCAGTATATACTGTATTGTCTAATTGATTTGCTCTATTAACCTTTAATCCAAACCCAGTTTCTGAAATTTCTACTGAGTAGTTCCAGTTATCTACTTCATTTATTGTATCTACCAATAATAAATCATTACCGTATAATTCATGCAATGTGTTTATTTTATAAGGTAATGGAAGAATATCTGATCCAGATCCATATACTACATGCACATCATCATATAATGAAAATTGCTGTCCAGTAAAGTCATCAATTAACTGTCTTGCATATTTTTCTGCCATAACTAATTGATGATATGATTTATAATTTGGATCAGATGGATCTGTTCCAAAATTTAAATCTTCTATTGCTTCTGCTAAATTACAATATGGCTGAACTACATCCACTTCTGTATAATGTTCTGCGGCGTCGCCGTTTACTTCATAATCCCATTTTATTTTAAATGTTCTATTTCTATTTGTTAAATAATATGGAATATTTATTTTATATGAACCATTATCAGTTTCAATTTTTGTTGCGTCAATAGTCTCTAATGGTGTTCCTGGGTTAACTGGTGGGTTTATGGCAGGATCTTCTGTTATGTCATAAATAACTGCAGTTACATTGTCATTATCTGCATTTATTATTTCTCCACCATAAATTATTTTGGTGGCTACTGGGGAAGTAGTATTTATATGTATCTCTGCCATATTAGAGGCTTAGATTAGTTGTAGAAGTCTTGCGCTTCCTTTGGTGTGGCTAATCTAAAACCATCCTCCTTATCAAAAATTTCTTGAGCTTCATCTTCTGACATAGCTACAAAAGGATGTTGTTGAGTAAATGTATATCCCATTGTATCGTATCTAAAATTTGCTCTAGTCATTCTAACTAGTACCGAATCCTTGTCCTGATTCTTTTTTGGATCAAATTTAGGTAATACTTCAATTTCTTCTGTTGCTTCTTCTACATCTTTTAATGTTTTTTCATATACAGCCCACGTCACGCCTTCTTCTGCTAGTGCTGTTATAATTTCTGTTTTGCTTTTTAGATTTTCTAAATCTACACCGAAGTCTTCGGCTACTTTTTTAATTTCAGCTAATTTTAATGTCTCAAATGACATATATTCTCCTTAGTCTAAGTTATTTAATTATATCATTAGTAAATTCAAATGAAAAGCCCCCAAAATTAATTGGGGGCTCTCAATATGGTTAATTCTTAATTAAGAAGCAACCTTAACGTTCTTTACAACTACCCAAGCGTCTGCTTGCTCGATTTGAACACCAACACGAGTATACATTGTGTACTCAATGGAGTCCTTACGTGGCCAGAAGAAGCGGTATACAGTTACATCACGCTTGATACCAATAACTACGTTATTTGGGAATGTCAAGTGGACGTCTCCGTGTGAACCAGATGCTCCTGAGTATGTACCAGTTTGTGTTTCTGGTAGTAATGGAACTTCAACAATTGGAATACCGAATGCGTATGGAGCTACGTAACCAGCTGGGCCAGATACTGGAGCTACCTCACCACGGATAATGCCAGAAGCAATATCTTGTGGGTTAACATTCTGAATATTTTGTGATGTTGAATATAGATAATCTTGAATCAAGTTTGAACCTGACAAGAAGCGAAGATCTGTACGACGTTGCTTGTACTTACGTGGCAATGCCTTCAAAGCGCTGTTAAATACAGCACGAGTGATTGCAGCTCCACCAGCGTCAACTACGTGTGCGTTGTCCTTAGCCTTCTTTACTACACCATCAAATGCCTTATATAGTGAGTCTGATGATAGGTCTGTATCTCCATTTAGAATAACATCTTCAATGTCGTTACCTGCCTGTGTTGCCATCAAACGTGCAATGTGATCTTCTAGATCTGCACCTTCAATGTTGTCTTCTAGAGACTCAGTTGAAAGTTCCCAATCTAGGCGCAATTTCTTTGTTGTTAAAGAAATCTTTGAGAATGTAACGGCTGCGTTTGCACCAGTATCGTCACCTTCTGTCGCAAGCTTCATAAGCTTTTCGCCTACGTTCATGCGATCAATTTCAGTTGTATCAGCTCTCATGCGAACTGTACGTGCAACCTTACCAATTACGGTAGCGTCGAACATATAGTC